GCTGACTTTGTGACTTCTGTTTCGACGCCCTTGAATGTGAAAACGACTTTGTCGCCTTCACTTCTAGCCTTCAGACCAAATTCCTTTAGGCGCTCAAATTCACCAACAGCAGCATCCGCAGCCGCTTCGACAAATTGATCCAGCGTTTTGCCGGTTCCCGACGCAATGTTGCCGAATGCAGTTAAAGATCGGATGCTAGGGTTGATGCCACGCGCAACCAGCTTGTTGAACCCGCTGACAACCTCGCGCAGTGCGAACGGTGTCGTCGCAGCAAACTGCTGCAAAATATCGAACGCCTTTTCAGCCTTTTCGGTCGACCCCAAAAATGTCGAAAGGCTGGCCTCTAGGCTTTGGAATTCGCGGTTGGTTTCAATGGTGGATTTGACAAGTAAACCGAAGCCAGTGGCCCCAGCAAGGGCAGCAACTGCGTTCTGAACATTAAAGACCGCATTTTTAACGCGGCCCAGACCAATGTTTATTGATCGAAATGCTTGGCCAGTTTTATCGACAGCACCAATTCTAATTTTAAGATTTGGATCGGCCATCTTGTGTCATCCTAAAATAAGCAAACCATTCATTGATCTCAGAAAGCGACAACTCTTCGATTTCGGCCTGCGTTTTGTTCAAACGATCCGCTAACGCCATAACATTGAAGCGCAGCGGATCGTCCTTTAGTTTTTTTCCGCGTCCTCAAGAGATTCGATTTCGCCGAACATATTGGCAGCAATTTCCGAAATCACGGTGACACTTTCAGCCATCAGATAGACTTTATCCTCCAGCGTGAAAAGTCGGTTTCCATCTTCGTCGCCAGCTTTCAGAATAATCAGATCAACCATTCCATCGATCGTCATATTGCTCAGAAAGTCTTTGTGCTTTTTCTGTATTTTATTCAGATCACCGGCTGTGATCGGATAAACATACATTTTCAGAGGCGTGTCACCCTCGCCCCATTCTGGCACTTGGATGACGCGCGGCTGCTTTGAACGACGTTCGGAAATCTTTTTGCCAAGCGACATTAGCTGACGGTTCCTTCAGTCAGGCCACCAGTGATCTGCATTGAATAAGTGCCTGTGACCATACCATCAGCAGATGCACTAATATCCTTGCCGGTGATCAGCGCGGTGCCAGACAGCTTGTGATCGCCGCTGGTGTTACCTTCCATCTGGAAGTTGACAGTCACCGATGCGCCGACATCAAAGGTTGCTTGACCGTTGCTGTCAGTATCATCGAAATAGCATTCGACAGTTGCGGTCGCATCCTTGAAGCTGGCCACATACGTTTTTGCAGCGTCACCCATTGTGGTATCTTCGATCACGTCAGCGGTTTCGTTGACGGTGAAAGAAATAATTTCAGCAACAGCGTTTGATCCGCTCAACACCGTGCCTTCGTTACCTTTGAAAGTTGCCATTTTGATCTCCTCTTAGGCGGCAGTTTCAACATCATTTTCGGCGGTGCGATATTGCACCGACACGGTGAAGCGACCCACGGCAACAGGCTGTTCGCCGTCACCCGAAAAATCAACTTCAAACGCTGTGACTTGCAAATCCTTCGACTTGCTGCCCAGCGTCACATCTGCCGCCAAAGCCTCTTCGACTTGAACGGCAATAGTGTCCAGCGTGTTATCATAATTAGCAGTCGCACTGACATATGCCTCCACACTGACTTCAAGAACGCGGTTAATCGACCGCGATATTGTTAATGTATCAAAATCCACGGCTTCTGACCGTGTAAAAATGCAAAGCCCCGGCAGCTTAGTGTTTTCCAGCGGATAGATGCGCGACCGAAACACGTTGGTCCCGGTTGTTGTCAACCCTGTCAACGCGGTCACGATTGCATCGCGTATCTGTTGCCGGACGTGCGCCATTAATCTTTTTCCAATACCAGCATCGTCATTCCGGTGCCGTCATCCTGTACGATGCGGATGGTGTAGTTTACCCCACCCACAACCAAAGCATCACCCTCAGCGGCGCTTGAAACGTCAGCAGTGCGGCAATGAAAGCGCGGCTGCTGCAATGCCACGCCTACGCCGCCGCCTGCATCGACTTCGATGAAGTCGTTGTCAAAAATGCCGTTGACCGTGCTGGCAGAACCGCCAGATGGCGTATAGGTTGCTGCCGACCCAAAATCGTCGACATCAACAAACACGGCGCGGTCATCGGCAGACTCGACAGCCATCAGGCATCCTCTGGCGTTTCGATTTCGCCAGCATCTGCGGCGCGATCAAATAGCTTCTTTTTCGGGCGGCCTGCCTTTTTGACTGGCTCCGCAAATCCACGCGCAATCAGCTTTTCAGCGATGCGCTCATCCATATCATGTTCTTCCCCAGCAAACATATTCCCCACTGTGCCGGTATAGCACTTTTCCAGAATCTTAATCTTCATTCAAACCTCCAATGGTAAATGGTGGCCGGGGATAGCCCGGCCACCAAGATAAGTTAGGCTGTAGACACTTCGTCGGTCTTAGCGAACGATGCGCCGTTGCGGATAGCGATATCGATATCCTGATGCAGAATGATGCGAGTCGTACCAGCAAGGCCGCCGGTTGTCTCATCGATCATGATGTCTGCGCCGCCGAACAGGCCGACGATCAGCTGCGAGAAATCGCCGAAGATCAGGGCTGATGCGTCTGTGCCGCCGTCGCCCGGATTCAGATTCGATGGCACGTTGCTGGTAAACTCAGCGCGGTATCCATAGATGCTGTTCCACGGGTCGTTCAGCAGCATGATGCTGTCTGTTGACGATACCTTGACGGTGTTGGCCATCTTCGCCTTGACCTTCGGGTTGGACAACCAACCCAGAGTCTGTGCGTTGATGATGCCGTCAGCGTCTTCAACAGTCTTCACCAGATCGGTCAAGTCTGCCCAAGTCAGCGCAGCCACGTCTGTATCAGCAGAGATGTCGACATTGCCGACGTCGCCGTTGTTCAGAATGCCTGTTGGCTGACCGCCGGAACCAGAACCGCTGATCGCAGATGATTCGATCAGATCGGCTGCTGCACGCAGCAGATCGTCCTGCACGATCTGGTCAAGGGCTGGCACGCTCTCTTTGAGAGCAAGGCGGCTGATGTCAACAAAGCAGCCCATTGTGCGGGGCTGGAGGGTAATGCCTGCGTCAGTCTGTGACTGGTCCGCAACAGCGCCCAGCTCTTCAACGAATGCCGCAGTGGCACCGGCTGAAAACTTAGGCATCTTGATGCGGTTAGTCAGGCCACCCATAAAGGTGACGCCCAGATTTGCCATCACTTGCTTTGCACGCAGGGCCTCGATGAACATATCACCGCGATGAACGGTCGGGATAAAGTTATCGACGACGTTCTCATCACCGACTGCACCAGTTGCAGCGGTTGCCATTGCGCCAGCACGCCAAGCAAAGTCTGGCACATATACACCACGCGCTGCGCGGCCTGTACGGCGCTGGACTTCGTCAGACATTTCACGCTCAAAACCAGCGTCAGACCAGTCGTTAGTGGCCTGTGCGCGGATCATGCGTGCAAGTGAATATTCGCGCTGCTCTTTGACTGGTGCGTCAACAACGTGCGCTGGTGTTTCCAGCGGCTTGTTGGCAATCACTTCCAGCAGTTCGCCACGGAACTCGTCAACGGAAACGCCGCGACCAATGGCATCTTCGCCAAGATCAGCACGGCTGTGCTTCCGGGCCAAAGTCATAATCTCTTTGGCGCTTTTCTGCGCGGCCTTGGCGGCTTCCGCCCGTACCGCGTCAAGATCAATATCAGACATTTCGTCTTTCCTTTCTTCGATCTTTGGGGTTGCGTGTAAAGGTTCGGAAATAGACCGACCAACGCCCACCAGACTTGACTGGTCCGCAGGAATTGAAACGATTGAAATTTCCATTGGTGTGGTGGAGACGCGGACAATGTCCTCGCCATCATCTTCACGTTCAACGCGGCCATCCACCCGATAGCCGACGCTGATGTTTTGCCGGATACCATCCGACACATCGTTGAACACTTCCGAAGCCAGATCACCTCTTCCGAAGCGAACCACGGCACGCAGACGACGTGCCTCTTCATCCAGTTCAACAGATTTAATCACGCCGATTTGGCGCTCCATATCGTGATCTAGCAGCAACGGTGCGCGGCCAGAATTTAGAAAATCAAGATTCATGCTTTCGCGCTGGTGATCGATGACTTCCATTCCGAAAGACCGTTTGACCGGCTCTTCGGATGAAACACCGACGCGCACTGTGCGCTCGTCTGCATCGATGGCCTTGTCATCCATATCCATCGCACGCATGACCAGATCGGCGCGGTCAAAGCGCTCTTTTTCTTCATCATCATCGCCATAATGATATGGGCGCTCGTCCATTTCGTCTTTGTCGCCGTTTTCTTCGACTTCCATCATAGATTTGCCGAAAGTGATGATATAAGCATCATCGGTTTCTTCGACGTTTTGAATGTGCCGCTCTTCCACGATATCACCTCTTTCTTTGTCGTCGGATTGTACATCAGTTTTTAGCGGATGGCCATCGGGCAGCAGATCGGTGTCAAACTTGCCCGACTGGAATTTACCTGTCCTGACCGCTTTCAAAAAAACATTCACGCGTGCCATCGCCCATTGCTCCGGGCTGCTGACACTAGGGCGAACGCTGCCGGGATTAGTTTTATATGCGCCGATCCCGCGCTTATATACCGCCGCCAACATCCGCAACGTGACGCGCTTGCCCTTTTTGTCGCCGTGCTTTTCGTTGTGTTCATCAACCTTGTTCTGCAAAGCCGTCAGCGTTTTTTCGGAAAAATCATCTTTCAGCGCACGCGAATCTTCACTATCGATGCGATCCATAATCCGGTCTTTTTCATTGGCCCACGCCCTGCCGGGCGACCCGCCCCATAAAGCATGCGCGATCCGGCCAGCAGACGGATAGCCATCCTCGCCGGGCCTGAATCCTTCTGCCTCTTCATCCACTTCATGTCGGGCAAAAAATGAAACCATCCGGCGCACTGTGCGGGGCGATAACTCATCACGATTCACAAGCTGCCGCGCACGCGCAACACCGACCGCTGTGCCGCCGCGCCCGTGTTCTTTGCGCCAATCCAGACCACGCTGCGCCTCTTCGGCCATTGTGGCGGTCGGTGTCAAATCGATGTCTTCGCCCTTATACTTCGCCATCATCACCGCCTTCGACTATCGGATCGGCAGGCAATTTGGTGCCGAACGGCTCAAACGCCATAGACAGGCCAAACTGTTCGGCCACCTCTTTATCACGCGCAATCTGACTGAATGTTTCTTCAACATCCCGGCCATAGTTTGCAGCCACGTCCTGCATCGACAGCACGCCGTTTTGCAGCCCGACGACTGCCGCGTTGATCTCTTTCAATGGATCAACCCAGTTCCAGCCGCGACCACGGAAATATGCGTTATCGCTGAATTTATCGTATTTGCTGGCTGGCAACGGAATGCCGCCGAAATCCATAGCATTCGACAACCACGATCTAAAGACCGGCTCCATAAAGTGTTCG